ATATGTTCCATCATTACCTATTATTTGCATAGGTACAGCTACAGTACTAGACCCAGCCAAAAACTCTATATCTGTATTCTTAACCTGCATATTAACATTTGCGTTAAGGCTATCGTGAGTGGGTTGACCTATAGGAACGAAATTACTACTAGTGGCATCTAAATTATTAACCTGTATGTTCGCGTTGGCATTCAAATTGTCATGTGCGCTTTGTCCTGCTGGCACATAATTAGTATTTATCACATCAGAGTTACTTACTTGAATATTTGCATTTGCGTTTAAATTATCGTGAGTTGTTTGCTTTACATTTATCGGCACATCGTCAGCATGAACTACTCTCTGCGTTTGATCATTTGTGTCGCCACTGTTATAAGCTAAATCTTCACCCGAGCTACTAAGCGCCCTAGAGTCAGTCTCTAAAAGGTACTCGGACTTATCACCCGGAGTCTTTTGGATAGCACTTTTTCTTATAGCTTCGCCCCAATTGTCGTCAACAGCCATTATATCTTATCCAGGTCTATGTTTTTAAGTCTTGTTGTTCGTGGCATCTTTTCATCTGAATGATTAAAAATGATATACCACTTATCATCTTTTAACTCTGTACCTTTCACCTCAATTCTATATGGAAGCTCCCAAACAAAGCGAGTCAACTTGTCTATATCTTTGCTGCATATATAAGTAATGAAGGTAAACTTGTTTTTCATGTAACCCTTAAAAAAAAGGGAGCCGAAGCCCCCCGATTAATTATGGTAGAAAATATTCTACATAAAAATTTACTTTTCCTGCTGTTAAAGCCCCTGATGCAATAGTGATATTGAAATCTCTATCATTCTCAGAGTTTGCAAGGAATGGAATGTTGTGATCGTTAGTATCATCCCAAAGAAGAGCAGCGGCACCTGATGCACCGTTACCTACAGCGTCGATCGCTAAACTAGCTTCTGCAATTGCAGTCCCAGAATAACCATCAGCGTCAGTAGTGTTTCCCCATGACATTGTACTTGAGTCACCAACAACTGCTGTCTCTACGAAATAATGAACTTCTTTAATAAGAGCATTATCTGGTAGTGACGCAGAGTTTGCTTTAGCTGAAAGGTCAATAGCCCCCTCAACTCCACCATCTTCTGCAAAATCATAAACATATTTTTGCATATGTACTTTATTACCAATTCTTGACATAAAAGCCTCCTAAATTTAGCTTATTTTAACAACTCTCTTGTTGTCTAATTGTTTAACACCAAATAAAAGGTCAACATTTACTCTGTTACCTCTTACACCATCGACACCAAGGTCATAAACAGAAATGTTTAAGTTGTCTTGAATTGCCATAGTCATAAATGATGGGTGAAAAGCATAACCAACATTACCAAGCTCAGAAGTTAAATCAACATCAAAACCAAGAACCGGAGTACTAATAGCACCTGAAGTTAATGGTGATCCTGCTGGAATAAAATCTCTTGAAGTAAATCCAGTAATGTTGAATAAGTCATTATACTGAGCAACACCAGAAATTAACTTTCTGTCTTGAGCCGGAACATCTTGATTATCAAGAAGCTCTTTTGCTTCAAGAATGTCAGCAAGTGCCATAGTTGTACCACTATCGAAAGCAATTTGATGATCTGGAGCAGAAGCACTTGCAACAATTGTCTCAATAATGATTGATTGCATTTTTTTCATGATTGCATATACAGCATGTTCTCTAAGCTTATCCATCATTGGTAATGATTGAAGTTGAGCTCTCTTAGTAACAATAAAGTCTTTTACAAGTCTCTTGTTAACTACCAATTGCTGCTTAGTGATTGTAACTGCATCAGCATCATTTCTTTGACCTTCTGAAAGCTCTGTAGCTCCAGAAAACTCAGGTATTGTTGAAATGTTTACGATGTCACCTAGATCAGAGATTTCATTCTCGTAATCTCTTGAAATAGAACCGTTAAATGGAAGCTCTGCAAGTAGAACTTCATAAAAACGACCGGACCATAGCTCTGGTACGATTGCAGCGGATTCAACTCCACTTGTAATTAATTGATCAGACATTTTTTACCTCTTTAGTTTTTGATTAAGTGTCTTTTTTTAGTAATAATTTCCTGGTACTTTTCAGGATCACTCTTTTGTAATGCTAAGACCTCTTTAGATGAATACGTTTTGTCCTTACCATCGTAGTTACCAGTTTTATTATTAATAGTAGGATCTACCTTTTGCTTAAACATTTTAGGCTTAGTACTTTTTAAAGCCTCAACCCATGTATCAGCACCATTAACAACAAATTGACCACTAGAAGTAGTTTCAACCAATATATCCGAAGTGTCAAAAGCGTCTAACATGTCTAAAAAATCTTCGTCGATACCATTTTTAAGTGCTTCCTCTTTAAGCTTGGACATTTTCTTGTCCTCTAAGATATTACCAGTAAGCGATTTAAGCTTACCCTCAATATCAGCCTTCGAAGTTCTCTCTTTTTCCCAAAGTTCTTTATAGTTATTACTACCTTCAAGGTTTTTCTCTTCAAGTTCTTTAAACTTTCCTTGAAAATCCTCTAATTGCTTCTGAGTATCCATAAACTTACGCTTAAATGCGTGCATATCGTTTTTGGTTTTCTCATAAGCCTCAGCATCAATAGCTTTTGGTTCAATGATCTCTTCAATCTTTAATTCTTCTGACATATCCATTCCTTTGGGTACAACCCTCACTGAGTACGACTCAACGTTTTAATGTTTTAGACACTCAAGTACGACTCTTGCATCTATTTTTTACTTAATTGTATTGCCTTAATTAAAGCATTGGCAATTCTTTTGCGTATACCAGCGTTAAATTCTTCGCCATCATGAGGAAGCATTCTTCTAAGTACACCTTTTTTTCCAGCGCCTAACCGATCGTGATACTTAGCAATAGGATTAGAGAACCAAAGATTTATGCTGTTTTTGGTAATCCTAGACTTTAGAGATCGCAGCATTTTGCCTGATACAGTCAAGTTAACAGGTCTCTTGCCCTTACTTTTTAACTTACCTCTCCCTAATTGATCCGAGTAAGAGTCAGAGTATTTCTCAAATCTGAGCTTTCCACTTGTGCCGCTTGGATCTGTACCACCCTTATTGACCGGAGACCGACCACTTTCGATAGCCTTTATGATTTCACTTTTTATAAACTTTTTAAGGATTCTAAAGAATTTAGGCTTCGCTCTCTCGGTAATAGTTAGGGCAATGAGTCTCTTTTGAGACCTCTTAATCTTCACTGGCATAGGAATCTATTATATCCTTTATATCTCGCATTATTTCACGCTTAAAATTCTCACCCTTTTTAGGTATGAATTTCCTTTCTGGTAGCGAGGTTTTATTTGCTCTTTTAGTAAACTTATTATGGTTCTCAGCTTTGAGCATATTTAACTCTCCAGCATCTTTATGTATTCCTACCGACAAAGTACTGCCTTTGAATCTAGCGTCTATACTATCTAACATATCACCAGTAAGCTCCAGGTTAGGCTTAGAACTACCACCCTGCTTAGTCTTGATCTTCTTATAGTCTTTAGATAGAGACGGCTTAAACTTGCCCTTACTAACTGGAGAGCTCTGACTAGAGACTCTATCCAGTATTGTGTCAACGATATACTCAGCGACCTCTTCTTTTGCCAAAGAGCGATCACTTCTGGAAACCTTGCTAAAATCTAGCTTAATTTTCTTCGTTATCGGTATCGCCATCTTCTGAGTCATCCTCTTTAGTTGATTCGTCTATGAAACTCGCTGCGTTAGTTATTGCTAGCTTGATATTTTCTTCGTGTTTTTTTAGTAAGCTTTTAAGTGCATCTTCTCGAGTAAGCTTAGGATTTTCTTCGATCATTGCATCGACTTTATTAATAGTTCCGATGTTGATTCGTTTCTCCATAGCTGTAAGCCTCTCAGTCTCATTCGAGAAATGCTGTGGAGCTTCAAACTCAAGCATATACAAAACCTCATCAACATTACCGATATCATTGAATCCGATAGATAAGCCCGTTTTGGTATCAACTAGATTTTGTTGCCATTTATTACCGATTTTAAGAATATTACTTTCCTTATCCATGTATTGCTCTTGCTCATCTTCAATCGCTGTCATTGGCTCAGAGTTTTGAATGATCTCTTGTATACCTGATGCTGCACTACTACCGTCAAGTTTACCCTGGATAGAGTTAGTCCCTAGGTCATTTGTAGATAACAAGAAAGCAACATATTGCTCAATCATGCTCATGTGATCACCAATAGGAGGATTAGAACTAGCGAATCCTATACTCGGAGTAGCTTCGCCCTCTTCGACCTTCATTGTGATGGCTTTATTTGGTCCAATCTTAAATGTCTTAGGCACATTAGAGCCGAACATATAAAATAATCCCATACCTTGAATTTTAGCTATAAAGTAAAGATCAGTTAATAATGTATTGATTAATATTGAACCGTCGACAATATCCTCACCACCTACCGACCAGAATGAATCATCTTGGTCCTTA